CAGGAATTTTAACTGGCTGAATGAGTATGCCGCGACTCGGGCGAATGATCTTGTGATTACTCCTCCGAGAATGACAAGAGTGGAAGATCCCGAGGCCAGCATGTCAGTTCTGTTTGACCAACTTACGAGGCATGAAAGAACATGAGTCCACATCAATTTGAAGTTGGCAAAACGTATTGCAATCGAGGGGCCGGAAAAACACAGCGGACCGTTGTGTTGATTACCTGCCAAGAACAAGACTCCGAATTTCCGTACGTCGGATGCAAACCGCACGCTGGAAAGGTGAAAGTGTTTTTCACGCAATCTGGATTAGCGAGACATGCCTCAACAGGGTTTCTGTTGTTGGATGCGTTTGCTGCGTGGGCTGGACGCGAAGTCGTTGACGAGAAGGAGTTGCCATGAAGGTTATTGGAATGCACGGGCGTTGCGAAGTGGATGCAGGCGATGGAACCCCGATTGTTCAGCGTGAAGATGGGATGGTTCAAAAGTTTTACTTTGACAAAAGCGAATCGTCGTTGTGGTACGCCGAGGACACGTCGTACGATTGGGGTGTGGGATACCTCAATCGATTTAAAAATCACTTGACATGCAACACGCCTAATGAAACCATTCGCGTGTTTTTCGTATCGCAAGAACTCCTTGATGCCGTTGGGTTCACGCTCAACGATTTTCAGTTGAAGCTGGAGTGGTCGGAGTTAACATCCGAACCGAAACCTTCGTTCGGGTGCGTTGTTTCATCGCCATATTCTATAGATATGGGTAACACCATTGGGCAAGAATGCTTGAAGAAAATCAAACAGGATCGTGCGAATCTCTCCCTCGACGCCATTTCAAAGCTGGCGGATTACGGGCTGTGTGCATCCACCGACAAAAAGATGCGGTGGGAACTTTATTCGTTTTTCCACATCAACAGCGATGAAGGCCACTTGCAGTCAGGGTTCCAGTATTTTGTTAGCCGGGAATTTCCGCACAATTCGTTTGGGCATTTCATGAATGCGGTTGAATCAATTCGTTGACGATACGTCGAAGGTTGTCGGGTAACTCCCGAACGAACTGCGGAGATGCGAGGGAGCCGCAGAGAGATTACGCATTTGCGAAATTGCTCGCACATCTAAACTAAAGGAGAGATAATGGATATTTGGTGGGTAAGTGTCGCGTGCATCATTCAGTCTTGCGTGATTGTTTGGCTGACTGGGTTTCTGTGTTCGTCACTCAGATTTCATCGGCAGCAACAGGCTGAAATTAAAGAATCGCGTGACGGCGTGAGTTATTGGAGTAAGTATGCGCAGGATCTGAAATCTGCTGAGGAAGATTCGAGGCATGAAACCGAATCCGCCAAGCGGGCATTGGAGGCATTGGACGAGATTCGCAGTGCCATCGCAAATTTTGACGATGGACCAATTCTGTTCTAAAGGAGAGAAGCATGTCAGACATTGAAGCAGACGTACGCAAATCAACAGACTGTTATTTTAAGAACCATTCGATTGTGGAACTGAGCCGTGACGGGGGGTTCGGTAGTTGGATGTGCTCAAAAAACGGCTCAAGCAATTTCTCATTCACCGTTACCGTGATCCCAGGTTCGCTGATCCTTACAGGGGATCTTGGAAATCTGATCGTTACGAGGCACGGAACACAGATGATTCCGTGGTGTCGAGATGCTGTTGACAGCACGATGTACTTTTCCCAGAAGACCGGAAGACAATCTACGACGCGGGAATTCTCGATCGACAAATATCGCGAATGGCTATTGCAGCAGGTTGCCGAGCACACGACATCGGATTGTGAAGATTGTGAGGCTAATGCCATTGGTAACTATTACCGAGACGTCCTTGACGACGGAATTGATGAGTTTACGGAACGTGACGCTTGCAAACAATTGCATGTTAGTGATGATTCCGGTGGTCAAGTTGCATGGTCATGGCAGGATTGGAATCGTGAGTTTCTCGTGAAGCGTGACGCGATTCGGTGGTTCGTCATGAACTACGCTGAACCAACAACTGAAGGGGGCGGGGCATGAACGAGCTGCGAGAAGTGTATCTTGGAGCTGATCTGGATGAACGTTATCAGAAACTTGGGGAATCCCAAGGGCGAATCAAGATCCTCGAAGCCGAGGTCGCGAAACTGAAGTCCTTCGAGCGTGACGCCAAATCGTATCGGGCACTCGTGCGATATCGTGATGAACAAGTTGAACACCTGCGGGACGTGATCCGTGGCAAAACGGCAGAAGAGATCGTTTCCCCAATCATTGAGGACTACGAGGGGGAATCGGATGACTTTGTTCCAGGGGAGTTCATTGTCGGTCTGTACAAAGCCAAGTTGGTCAATCGATATTACTTCATGGAGGAACTCACTGGCGATGAACTTCGAGACGCAGAACAAGCCGAGGCCGATCGACGTGAGAAGGACCGACAAGACAGCATTGAGCAGGAAGCAGAACGCCAACGTGAACTAGGGGAGTGCTGATGATCAACACTGAAGACGAATTCTGGCAGAAGATTCAAAGCATTCAAACGCGATCCCGGCGTAAAAGCAAACTGTCTGAAAAAGAAGCCGAGGAACTGCTGGAGTACTTCCAAGTGCGGAGGATTCAACAGACAATTACGGCGATTCGAAAAACTATCATCAATCACCGAAAGGAAACATCATGTCAGCGTACCACGTAATTGTGCAAGATCCGATTTACGGGTTTGAATTGGAAGGACGAAAATGGCGGTTGCAGGAACTCGCCCCCCTTGATGAGACAAGGAGAGTTAAAGTGTCAACCAACAGAGTTCGTTTCAGGGCCGACGACGAACCATCCGCAACATTCGAATATCAAGCCATGGAAGATCATTGGGGATGGAGTTTTCAAGTATGTTCGGCGACTGGGTGGGACCAGTTTCACGATCCTCTTTTGACCCTGCATTCATTGGCTGAGTTTTTGAACAACAACCATCCCCCGGTGATGAACATCCACCGAGCCTGAAAGGACAACATGGCATCGTTTAACAAAGTGATCTTGATCGGAAACCTGACCAGAGATCCACAAATCAAATACACAACCGGAGGAACAGCCGTTGCCGAACTTGGCATGGCCATTGGACGAAAATGGTTTGACAAAACAACCAACCAGCAAAATGAAGAGACAACCTTCGTTGATGTGACTCTATGGGCAAAGACAGCCGAGGTTGCCGGTCAATACCTCAAGAAAGGATCAAACATACTGATTGAAGGGCGACTTCAACTCGACTCATGGGAAGACAGGGAAACCGGGCACAAGCGATCCAAACTCCGAGTCGTGGGGGAAATCCTAACCATGTTGGGCGGAAAGCGTGACGAGGGACCAGGCGAAGAACGGCAGTCTGTTCAACCTCCTGCGCCGAAGCCGGATAGCGGCGATGAAATGCCGTTTTGATTGCAGGGTCAGGAACTTCAAACCAAAGCCCCGTCCGTAACTGGACGGGGCTTTTTCGTTTTCATGGCCAATAATCACATTGAACACAGATTTTTGCGTCAAAATGATTTTTGCTGTTGACAGCAATTGATTGAATTGCTGTAATCGGAATCATGGTAACTCAATGCGACTACAGTCCCGCCAAAACTCGCGTAAAATTCGCGAAAGGGCCTGAAATACGTACTGTGGAAAACGGACAACCGTATGTTGATCGTAAGGCAATGTCCGCACGCGCCATCATTTCGACGTCATCAGTCGATCGGGTTGGAGACATACTGCTTCCCGCAGGATGCGACCTGAAGTTTTACGCGAAAAACCCGGTTGTGCTATGGGGGCATGGCTTAGAGGGAATTGTTCTTCCAATTGGAACCAGCCGCAGCCCTGACGGAAAACTGGCAATCGAACTCGGTGAGGACATTTACGCGACTTGCTGGTTTTCGCAGAAGTCCCTTGAAGCTTCGCAGATTTTCGAACTGATTGACGAAGGAATCGTTCGAGCCACCTCGGTTCGCGAAACTCCCGTCAAATTCAAGACTCAATACAAAGACGGTCGAGCCGTTCAGGTTGTCAGCGAATGGCAGCTAGAAGAATGGTCGTGGTGTGCAATTGGCGTCAACCCTGATGCGGTTGGAAAAACGCTGAATCGCAATCGATTAGGCGGAAAGCCGATCGTGCAAAGCATTTGGAAGAGCCTATCAGCGGTAATGCCTCCGCGAAAGGTGACTGGGATTGGTTTAACTCGGGAGACGCAAATGAAAGAAAACGACGAAGAAGAAGATCGGGATGATGCTGAGACCCCATCCGACGAAGGAGAAGAATCGAGCAAGCAATCCCCGTTTGGGTCCGGGATGATCAGCGGATACCACAAAGCACTTTGTGAAGCCAATAAAAAGGCTGAGTCTGGCATGGGTGCAATGGAACATCCAGGTGCGACAGCCGCCATGCGTGGGGCGTTGGACAGCGTGAAAGACATTATGACCGGATTGAAGGGTGCTCATTCCGAGCACTACTCCAACTGTGCCATGAAAGACGAAGACGGCGGATACGAGGAAGATTCTTCCTCGGAAATGAAAGCTTGGCTCGCCAAAGGCGTTCACGAAAACACCTTGAAAGGGTTTGCGGTTTCCCTGAAATCCTTGCGATCTCAACGGAATTTAACCCCAAGTCAGCGGGTGCTGTTGATGGAAATGGAAACGACCGCCACTCGATGGGCGTCGTCCGCCAAGTCCCTGTCTGCTGCTGCCCATGCTGCAAAAGCCACGTCAACGCCCGTTGTTGACACTCAGGCGATTGAACAAGCAAAACTAGGCGAATTGTTAGCCAAACTCAAAAAGTAACCGTGGCCGATTGGCCAAATCTACAGCCACGTTTTACGGAAAGGTAAAACATGTTGACGATTGACGAAGTTGTGAAAATGGTTGATGAAACCAAGGCCGAAAACGAACAACTGAAATCTCAGTTGAAGTCGTTGCAGTCAACTCCGAATTTCAGCGGAGTTCGACGTGACGACGAAGGGCGAACGACCGGCGAGTGGGAAGATACCGACGAATCGGTGACGATCGTTTCCGGATATCAAGGACAAGGGCATGTTGCCAAACGCCCGAAATTCGCGATGAAGTCTCTGTTGAAGCAAGGCTACAAACCATGGGGCGAGTTCAAGTCGCTGGGTGATTTTGTTCGCAGCGGATTTGAAGGCCACCAAACAACCGGATTCAAAGACCGAATGGTCAGCCACTACAAGGCTGTTCAAGGGATGTCTGAAGCCATTGGGGCTGACGGTGGTTTTTCGGTTATGCCGGAATTCAACACCAAGATCTTCAGTCGCATTTACGGAAACGACCTGTTTTCGGCAACTGACAATTACACGGTCGCAGGGAATAACATGACGTTCCTTGCGAACGCCGAAACCAGTCGCGTGAACGGTTCGCGACATGGGGGTTTGCGTGGTTACTGGACGGGTGAAGGCAATACCATCACCGCCAGCAAGCCAACGATCCGCGAAATTCAGTTGAAGCTTCAGAAATTGGCTGTTGTGGTCTACTTGACAGACGAACTGATCGCGGACAGCGGCCAGGCACTCGAACAATACGTCACAAACAAGGCATCGGACGAATTCAACTTCATGATCGGCGATGCTCTGTTCAACGGTGATGGGGTTGGCAAACCGCTTGGGATCTTGAACGCTCCATCCTTGCTTGCGATCACAAAGGAGCCTGGCCAAGGCCCAGGAACTCTCGACACGTTCAATATCACGAAAGCCAGCGGAAGATTCTTCGCAGGATACCGACCACGGGCCAAATGGTATGTCAATCAGGACACGCTGCCACAAATGCGAACCATGACGTTGGGTATCGGTGCTGCCGGTATCGCAACCTACATGCCTCCAAGCGGGTTGTCCACGGCTGCTTACGGAGCCTTGGATGGATCTGAAGTCAAGCCAATTGAGTTTGCGGCCAGCATCGGCAATCAAGGGGACGTTACCCTCGCCGACTTGGGGCAAGTTCTGTCAATCAGCAAGGGCGGAGTTGCTCAGGCGGTTTCGATGCACGTCGAATTCCTGACGGACCAGCTTGCGTTGCGGTTCACCATGCGAATGAACGCTTGCCCTTGGGAAAACAGCCCAATTACACCATTCAAGGGTAGCAATACCCAATCCAGTTTCGTCACCTTGGGCGCTCGCTAATCCTTTAGAAGGGATCTGAATTATGGCCGGTCTTTTTAATGCAGAGTTTCTTGAACTGGCGGACATTGTCCCAGCGTTCGTTCCAGTTGACATGCAGACAGCCGCAAACAACGGAACGTGGATCAACATGTCGTTGTGTGACCGCGTTGCGTGCGTGCTGTTCAAGGCAGTTGGGACCGCTGGAGACGATCCAGTGTTCACGCTGAAGCAAGCAACAGACAATGCGGGAGCCAGCTCCAAGGCTCTGACGTTCACGCGAATCAGAACCAAGATTGGGGCGATCACGACTGCCGCAAACCAAGTTTGGACCGTCGTGACGCAATCTGCGTCCGGCACTTACACGGCAACCTCCGCTGCCAGTGCGGCGGTAATCGTTGTCGAGGTTCGGGCAATGGACCTAGATATCAATGCCGGGTTCACCCACGTTCAATTGTCCATCCCAGATGTTGGGTCTAATGCCCAACTCGGATGTGCGTTCTACATTCCGTGGAATCTCAAACAACCCACCGCAGTTAACCCTACGTTCCTTGACTAACTTTTGAAGGGAGAAGCCTCATGGCGATTGACAAGAATATGGTTGATACCGAAATGCAAACAATGGCTGAAAAGCTGGCGTTTGAGATTTTCAAGACTACGCCTCACTCTGCGGGAAATGCAGAAAGATGCGCCATTCAATCTTTTCGAGCCGCGAAAGCGTTCTTGGATGTTTCGGCACAAATCAGCTCAAACAGGCTGAACATTTTTGCGATTGACGAAAATCCGTTGGATGATGCTCATGCTCCGAACCTGACCAAGACCAGCCCAATTAACTTGATGTCAAAGGAATGGGGTTCTTTGGAAAAGGTCAAGAAGGCCATGAAAGACCTGCAAGACAATCCAACGGCGACAACTTACGAAACTTACGGTTGGGGTCCATCGGAAGTAGCGCAAGCCAGATCCCTGTTCCCGGCCAAACTCGAAAAACTTGGAAAGGCGTAATTTATGGCGATCAATTCGACGGGATGGCAAAATGCCCAAGAAGCACTCAGGGGAACGACAGCTCCGTCGTTTTCGAAGGTGTGGTGGGTTGACTCAAGCGCCACTTCAAATGGAGAAACCGGAGGGTACTACCCAAACTTTCCGGCGAACACGCTAACGGTTGCTCAGTCGCTGACAACTGCGGGGCGAGGTGACGTAGTGTACGTTGGCCCGTCTCACACAGAGTCGGTTGTGGGCGCGGCGGGTATTACGTTGT